ATAAAATTATATTAATATTATATATATAATGCCGGAACTAAAGAACGAAACCTTTATTAAGAATATTGTTGATCCAAGAACTGGAAAACAAGTTAAGAAAATTTATCAAATAAAAGTATCTAAATTAAACAGACTTGTTGAACCACTTGTATGGGAATATTATAAAAATCGCGCTAATACATCAATTAGTGATATCTATAAAAAATTTAATGGATACCAACTAAAGTTTATCTATTTTGGTGATCCAGTAATTCATACCATCAATACAATTGATAACTATGAACAATTAGATAATTTACCTAATAATTCTACTTTAAAAAAACTTAAAACAGAATCTAGTCAATTAAAAGAAGCCGAAACAGTTAGTCAAGAATTAAATGAATAAATTAAACTACTATTTCTTTCTTGCTTTCACGATATTGTTTAGCATAAATAGCTTTTTGTTTTCTAAACTCTTCTATTCCAAGTTCTTGTTTCTTCTTTTCTATATTTTGTAAAGTTCTCAAACGTTGAGCTATTTTTTCATCAGTATCAACATGTTCAACAATTTTATTAGTTGTTTTCCATCCATTAGTGTTAATAATTTTATATTCTGATTTTATTAATCCTAGATCATATTTTTCATTTAGTTGATCAATAAAATTTTCTAACTCTATTTGTAAATCATATGAATTGATTTTTGTTTTATATTGAAAACGTTTTTCATCAATTTTCTTGTTAAATTGAAAATAATCAATATCATTTACATTACATATTGAAAAATTTTGTGGCATAACCGGTTTTGTTTTATTAGTATTATCAACATGTTCAATATTTAATTCTTTTGGAATATTTAGAATTTTATATGGTTGTATTTTTAATTCAGGAAATTTCAAATTAACAATATTAATAAAATCATCAAATTCTTTTTGAATATTATTAGATCTTAACTTATATTTAGTTGAATGTCTTTTTTTGTTAACATATTTATTCAAACAAAAATAGTTATCATTATTTTCTTTAAAAAATGAAAAATTTTTTGGCAAAACCATTTTTTCTCCTAATAATTTGTCATTATTAATAGTAGTTTCATCTTCAATTTTATTAAATTCTGTACTATCTTTATTTTCTAATTTTTTTACAATTTCACTAAGTGTTGATTTTTTATTTGCGTATATTTTTTGATTTTGATTACGGATTAGTTCTTTGTACTTTTCTTCTCCCAATTCTTTTCTAAGTTTTTCTTTATGTTTTTTTACTCTTTCAGTTGATGTAATTTTAATATTGTTTGAGTTATTTGTATCATTTGTAGTTAATGATAATGAAAGTGAATTATCATTTTGCAATATTTCATCAATTTTTGATTTTTTATTAGTGTAAGATTTCTGGTTTTGGTTATGAACTAGTTCTTTATACTTTTCTTCTCCCAAATCTTTTTTTAGTTTTTCTCTATGTCTTGATGTTCTTTCAGTCGATTTAATATATTTATAAATTTCAATTCTATTAGTTTCCAATAAATGAGTATATCTTTGTTTAGCCCATCTGTTTACCCATTCATTAAATATTTCTTGTGCAGATAAAAAATTATAACTTTTGAGTTTAGTTTTTTGCTCACATAAATATTTTTTTGCCCCCGGTCTTGTAAATCCTACATAAATTCCTTTTTCATTACCTGACAGAATATCTTCTTTATTAAGATTTAATACTGAAATAATTTTAGAAATAACTGATAGTTTTTTAAGTCCAGATGTTTCGTAATTATGATATAACTTGAGGTATTCTCTGCATTTTGCAGTTATTCCGTCTGGAATCCAATAAATGGAATTTCCTTTTGTTTTACCAACATATTCTAACTCTTTTAGTCTGTCATACTGAACAGATTTTCCATAAAGTCCAGTTGTACTAATAACAAGTAATTCTTGATTAAATTTTTCCTTAAACTTGTTTATTACTTCTTTACTGAAAGCTAATTTGGCTAATAATTTTCCGCCATTAAAATTATATCCAAATGGTTGAATACTAACACATGTAGATAAATTCATAAGATGATTAATTTTTTTGTTATTTATCTTATTTTCATTGGTCCAACCTATTGCATCATCACGATTTTTCATTGCTAGTATGTCAGAGCTTAAACTCATAATTCCAAGATATTTTTGGGTAATAGAATCCTTAATAAGAATACATATAATTCTTCCTGTAAAATTATTTGGTTTAAATGTTCTTAATGATGATATTTTCCATCTATAATAATTCCATAAATCTTTTTGATCTGAATTTTCAACAAATTCCAATTCAATTTTAATATTTATAAGATCATTAATATCACCTTGCCATTTTCTAAATTCATACCAGTCATTCGAGTGAAAAAATGTTGGAATATCTCTTTTAACATTCTCTTTATCATGAGTATATTTTTCAAAAAAATCAATAATGTCAGCTTCAAGTGTATCAGTTTTATTAAATTTTTTTGTAATTTTAATACATTGATTAATAAAATCGTCTTTTGAATAATTTAATTTCATTTGGTTACATATGTAACAACAAGGAACACAATTTGATGCCAAATAACCAATAGTTGAATCAACTCTATCAATACCTCCGGCACCTTCTCCGTAATATCCAGCTTCACTTGATTTACAATATGCACATGGTTTTAATACAATAGTTTTAAGTTTATCTTTTGTTAATTCAAATTTAATGTTTCTGCGCTCTGCATCACCTCTAAATCGTGCAAATTGTCCATTTGGAGATATATGAAATAATTTATGATTTAATTTACCATTAAATTTATTATTTATAGTTGCTATATGTTCACAAATACTTAGGAAATTATCATATGATGAATCATTTTTCATTAAATTACATTGTTCGCAACATGGTAAAACATTAGTTTTGATGTAACCTTTATTTGAATTTTTTCTGTCGACACCAATAACAGAATCATTGTATTCACAATAATGACATGGTGACTTTACAATATTAAAAAATTCTTCATCAGATAATTCAAATATTAAATTTCTTTTTTTTGCGCTTTTTTTATAGTCATATAATTTTGATTTTTCTTTGTCTCTTGGGTTTCTAAGTTTACACGATAATTTACTTTTAACTGAGCATTCAGAACATTTTATAGTTTCATTATCAAAATTTTCGGTTGATTCAACTTTGTTACATATTTTGCACATTTTTTTATCTTTATTATTTTCATTAAATTCTGTTGATTTTATAACTTTTTTATTTCTTAAATCTTTATCTTTTATTCTTTCAGCTTCTCTACATGATAAACATTTTTTAAATCCATCAGTTGTTTCATTAAAACAACCTCTTAACCAACCAGAACAAACAGTAATACCTGTTTTTTCTAGTGCTTCCTTTTTATCTTTATTTGTTTCCATTAATTATATATAAAACTTACATTTAAATACTTTTAGAGTCAATTTTTATATAAACAATAATTTTAAAGAAACTTTTTATCATATATATGATGTATATCATATAAAATTAATTAATAATTATATATGATGTAATAACAATATAAAATATATTGTAAATGCTTAATTAGAATAAGCAGTGCCTGCCATTCCCGATTGTAGCTCATCGAATTTTAAATTATTTCAAATATTTGATGAACTGAGTACCCCATCTTTCGATGTATTTATCCATTCTTGTGAACTCATTAAGAGCTCACGAATGAGGGTCTAGACTATATCTTAAGCCGTCATTTAGATTTGCTAAATCTATCGGACCCAAAACCATATAGTCGTTGAATCTTATCCATAGTCTTGCATGTTGACTTTAGGATCTTGACTGCTGATTGCCCATTTAATAGTTAAACTATTTATACAAAGAATTTTCACCTCTAGGTTTACTTCCTAGCCATTTTAGTTTTTCAACTAAAACTTGGTATCTTTGTCTTTAGGGTTTTCCAGAACAGTTTGGTTTTGTTGCACTAGTTTATTTAACTAGTACTAGTAACTGTGGATTTAAGAGTTTATAACTCTTAATTTACATTCCACTAACCTATTTTCCTTATCTTTATATGTAATTTAAGATAAGAGTGTTACTTTTCAGAGCAGTAAAAAATGGTTTCTCATTAAAAATGAATAAGGAGACCAATTTTTGTCAACTCATGACACGGAGCACATTGTAGTTTTGAGTGTAGATGTTGATGAATGAGGATGAAGAAGATCCTAAGTAATCAGTGTAGCTGGTGGAAACACTGTTGTATAAACCAGTTTGGACTTGTAAAGTAGCGTTGTCGATACGAGAGAAGTTGCAAGTGCCAGTTGGTTGGTGATCTTCGGCTTTGAGGGCAAAAGAGTATACGTTTACACCATCAGCAGGAGTGTTGGAGAAGTGTTGAGCGGGTTGAACGTAGTTGAAGTAGTTGCCATCTCTGTCTTGGAAGCGGTCGTGACCGTTTAATTGTAATTTGGCACTGTAAACGGGATTATCAGTTCCATCAACAAAGTTTCCGTAGTTGAAGTGATCAACAACACTGACAGTGGCTAAATCAAGAACAGCACCAGCAGCACCACCAGCAGATAAATCAGATTGTCTCTTGGATAAATCTTCAGGAGTTAAGTTGTTTCTGACAACAATGGTGTTGTTTAATAATTCACTTAAACCAACTCCAAGGGTAAGTTGAGCATTAGCTGCAGCAGCAGTGGTAGCAACAATTTTGACTTCAATTTTGCCTAATAAAGCAGTAACAGTGGCATTGAGACCAACAGCGGTACCGGGTTCAACGACATCACCAACAGTTACAGCGGGAACGGTGGTAACGTTGGCAGCTCCAGCAGTAACAGTAGCTCCAGCTCTGGTAGCTACGTATAAAACCCTAGCAAAGCGGTCAGCAGCTTCTTTCCAAGTGGAAGCACCGGCAGCCCAAGCAATCCAGTTTTGACGAGTAGCATGTCTTTCAAGATGGGGAGCCCATACTAAGTATTTGCAAGGGTGGTTGAAGTTGAGTCTGTATTTGGCAGTGGCAGCAGTTAAGGATTCAGAGCCAGTGAATTGTAATTGTTCGATTAAGTATTCGTGAGAAGCTTGAGCGAAACGTTTACGTTCTTCAGAATCTAAGTATACATAGTCAATTAATAAGTAAGAATCACTCATTAAACCAGTGCCAGAGGGAGCGACACCGGAATAGTTGACTAATCCAGAGAAGTCTCTGAATTTGAGGGTGACGCGAACGTCATGGTATTGTACCTTTGTGTTACTATAATTTTACAATTATAGCCGGTAGTAGATTTTATCTACTTTACCGCCTTATGTTTCCATAAGGAGCAGACTGTATCTTAAGCCTGGAAGTTTATTTCCAAACCCAAAACCTTACAGTCGTTGAGCCTTCTTCTTAAAAAGAAGCTTGGTTGCGGATTGTCCATTTTGCTTATTTACAAAATAAGCGCATCTATGAGATTTTTACCGTACCTGAGTATTTTCTCTCAGCCAGTCTTGCATTTCTTCAAGACTTTGGTACTCATTTGCTTTAGGAGTTTCCCGCAGTTTGGTTTTGTCGCATCTTAACGATACTAGCATTTATGAAACAATAATATCACTTAATTTATTGTTATACACACCATTAAATAGTTTATCTCAGTTTATGTGTATTTCACTGAGTATAATGCTTTTCAGCCCAACATTTAGGCAATTAAAGGTAAGGCTAAACCGTCGTTGCGGTTAAACCAGAATTGTAAAGGAACATACATTTGGTATGCTCTTAAAGGATTAGTATCAATGTTGGAGAGTTCAGGAACATCACCAATCATTTTAGCATAACCACGTTCTTGACCAGTTTTGTGGGTCAATTCGTACCAGATGTTTAACCAGTCACCATAGTGTTCATCGATTTTGGAACCTCCAATTTCGATTTTGCATGATTCGACCATAGCGTGACCTAAACGTCTGACGTAGCCCCATGTAGCTCCTACTTTGTTAGCTGCGTTTAATTTTACGGCAACATACATGTTGGTGATTAAATCACCGTTTCTGTTGATGTTGCAAGTGACAGTACGGCCGAAATCGGCAGCACCATTCCAGGTTTGTTGAATAGGTTCGACTGAACGTTTAACCCCGTGGCTTTCACTACGGGACGGACTATACCTTAAGCCTATTATTGAATGTTTTGGACATTCTAAAGCCCATCTTATTATAGTCTCTGAACCTCTCTCCTACTAATTTTACCAAAAGATATTAATAGGAGATTTGGCTGCGGATTATCCAATTTCTAACGTTTTTACTATGCCCTAGGTCATTACCCCGGGTATTAATTATAATCTCTCATAATTAAGTAGTAGTTAGAACTCTTAGGAACTTCCCGCATATTAAAGATGTTGCGTTATTTTTATACAAATAAAATAACACTAGCCGGTAACAACCTTTTCCCATATTGTATGGGGGTCCGACTGTTTAACTCATTAGTCTAAGTTAGTATGTCTGCGATCGATTTATACCCTGTCTTTCGACATATTTACGATGTATTCACATCGGGTCTAGACTATATCTTAAGCCATATGAAAATATGACCCAGAACCATTTAGTCGTTGAACTGCACACATGATTAAAAATGTTTTACATCATAACACATGTGTTTGGCTGCGGATTGCCCATTGTAATATCTATAGAATTTTTACCTTGGTTTAATAAATTAAACTCGTCTAAGTTTTTCTCTTAGCCATTTAAATATTACTATTTAAACTTGGTATCTATAGCTTTAGGGGTTCCCTGCAGTTTGATTCTGTTGCTATTTGTATATTATTACAAATAACTAGTATCTGTGGATAACTAAAAATACATTTTAGTTTTTACATACCAGCAAATTGTTTATTCCATCTTATATGTAATTTTAATGGGAATGATACTTTTCCGTCCAATAGTTTAGACGACTTTGAAAAAAGTAATTTGGGGATTACCAGAACGGTTGTTCCCTAAGGTTTCCCAGAGGGCCGGACTATATCTTAAGCCTATAATTTTAGATTATAGACCCATTTCCATTTAGTCTCTGGACTGCACTGTTATTGTTAATAACAGCTTGGCTCAGCGCTTATCCATTAGGCTAAAATACTTAGCCTATACACCAGCTTATTACCTTAGAATTATTTACATAATTCAAACCCTAGTTAATTTCTCTAGGCCATTTAAATATCACTATTTAAACTTGGTACTGGATACAAAGATATAAATTTATTTTTAAGTTTAATTGTATTTTCAATTAAAATCGGATCAACTTTTTTATTTTTAACATAATTTTTCTTTTTTTCTAAAGGACTAATGTTGTGCCAAATAAAACATTTTTGAATTTCTTCTTCATTAGTAAGATCAAATGATGCACAAGGTTTAACATGATCAAAATCCCAATACTTTCCTTGATTTTCCCATGTCATATTACTATCATTTTGAAATTGAAATTCAATCCATTTTTTAAAATATTCTAATGATACTCCAATGTAATTTAGAATTTTTGAATATTTTTTCTTTTCTTTAACAGTTTTATTAAATCTAGTTCTTAGAATTTTTTTAATTCTATATTCTGGATTTTCAGCATATTTTTTTCTTGATATTTCATTAATATGTTCTTTGTTTTCTTTACGATATTCTTTTAAATATTCAGAATTATTTTCAGTCCATTTTTTATGTTTTTCACTAATATTTTCTTTGTTTTTATTTCTATAATTTTCTGCATAGTTATTTAAACATACCTTACATGTGCTATGCAAAATATTTTTAGATTTATTTCTAAAACAAAAGTCTGAAAAGTTTTTTAGTTGATCGCATTTGTTGCATTTTTTACAATTATTATTCATTAAATTTTATATTATTATATCTTTATATAATGTCTTTAGGAACTTGCCTGAATTTGGAAATGTCGCACCATATTTTTTAAATATAGCACTAGTAGCTGTGATATGTATTATAATACTTATTAATACATGGAATTTCACTAAAAGGATTATCTTAATAAACAATTCCAATTTATTAAGCATGCTACTTTTCTACCCATCTAGTTTAGGTAAACGTCTTGCATTATTTCTCTATAATTTCTTATAGAGGCTGACTATATCTTAAGCTCAAAAAGAGCCGAGTAACATTTAGTCGATGAACTGCACTGTTTATAACTTATAACAGTTTGGCTGCTGATTGCCCAATATTTAACATTTTTACTATACCTAAGTTTTTTATTCTTAGCCAATTAATTATCACTAATTAATTTTAGTAGTTAAATCTTCAGGGAGTTCCAGCAATTTGATACTCTTGCCATTCGTTGGAGTAACATATTATTGTTACTTGGTGGTATACGAATGACTAGCAGGTTATATAATGATACTATTCTATAATATCATCTAAATATTTACATCGATTTATCTACTATAGTATATTTAGAACTATAATAGCGACCTACTGTTGGCACCCAAGAGTTAAGCGCCATAAGCGACGAGTTGCATTAAACCACCACCCATTTAGATATATAATTAGGGATAGAAATTTTTCTAAATAATTTTTTTATTTAAAAACGAATTTATACATTTTAAATCCTAATATTTCTATAATATTTTTTTCTAATTTTTTAAAAAATCCGTTTTTTCTAAATGTTTTTTGTAATTATTAAAAATTTTTTATATTAT